TTTTGGCAGTGGGCTTAGTTTCTTTAGGCTTTTTTGTCTCCTCTTTGCCCTGTACCTTAAAAATATATCCCATTACTTTTTGCCTCCTTTCTTTTTCTTCTTTGTTCCTTTGGGCTTCATTGATCCATAGTGTGAAGGCATGACAATAAAAGTAGCTGTCTTTATATTACTTCCTTTTGCGTTTTTTAGCAGTTGATAAAGCTATTGCTTGAGCTTGTTTTAATGTCTTGCCCTCTTTCATCAACAAACGTATGTTGCCAGAGATAGTCTTTTGTGATTTGCCTTTTTTGAGTGGCATCAGTCTCCAAAGTATTTGTTAACAAGAGCAAAATCTTTGTCAGCCTTACAATCAATATATAAACCTTCAATAATCTGTTCAAACTTCTTTCTATTCTCACCCCTAGTTTTTTCCATAGCTTGAGAAATAAGCTTTGGAACTGATCTGTTTTTTGGGAACTCTTTTGAGAGTTTTAGTGCTTCAGTGGGTGTCATGTGTTTTTGATAGCCTCTTCCACTGCCTCATCTACCCATTTATACAAACGAGGGGCTTGTTCTTTCAAGCCTTCTGGATTGAAAATATATTGGGTAAAAGATTCAGCGAACTGCTCTAGGTGGTTTTTTCTACTGTATTGAGTGGGATAAGTTAAACCTTTAAGCTTCATAAATTGTCGGCCTAAAGTTGCACCCCCACTCTGATAGTGTACCTGATGACCCATTTCATGCACAAATGTTGAAAACCAGTCATATTCTGCTGGCATAGGGTGAGAGTTTGACCAAATTTCTGACAATCTATTCTTGACAATATAGTCGTAGTCTTTTGTTTTTAATAAATGCTGATTGTTCAAAGTATTTTTTGCACTTGCCTTTATTTGTTTTGCATAAGTGGCATTTATTTTTTTTGCACCCTCTCTTAATCTTGTATGGACTATTGCTGAGTTGCCAGAGGTAAAGCCGTTTGCCATACCAGTAGAATTATGAAAGAAAGTTGATTGAACTTTTTTATCAAATAACTGGTCTGTAGCAATTTTTCCTTCCTTAAGTATTCTTATATTTCTATCAATTAAATCTTTTTGTGAATTATACCTTCGTGTTCCTAAGCCGTCCCAGAAAGGCAACCACTCTTTTGTTTCTTTTGGCACTACATCTTTCTTTCCATTAATCTCAAATCTCTTGATAACAGTTTGATTTGACTTCTCATATAGTTTCAAATTATCTCCAGACAAATATCTTTTCTTCAAATCTCCAACAGGCAGTGTTTTTTCTCCTTTCATGTTGAAATGATTTATCACGTTGCCTTTTTTCATAAATTTACGCATTTTTTTGATATTTTCTCCTGTCAAACCGCCTAAACCTTCCATGCTATCTAAGCTTTCCTCAATAAATTGTTGTGAGTTCTTTGCAAACTTGTTTTCAGCAAGCCACTTATCCACACCATCTGTAGATAAAACTGGTGAGGTTTTAACTTGTGGAGCAGTCTCAACAGGGGCAGTGACTTTTGGTTTTGGTTTAGCCTTTGATTTGATTGCACTAGGTTTGCCATACAATCTCTCCAAGTCCTTCAAACTTCTCTCACTTCCATCTGTTCTAATCATTTTCCGCAAAGCTGCCTGTCCAGAACCTTCTCTCTTTGCAAGCTTTTTAAAGAAATTTACCTTTCCTTCATTACCTAAAGTCTTAACTTGCAGCTTTCTATCTTGTTGCAAAAGCCAGTTGCCGTATGGTGTTCCCTGCGGCACTCTTCCTGTAATACTTGGCCTTGTATCAAGCTTAGTCGCTGGTGGTTTTTCAAGACTAGGATATTTCTTTTGCAAACCATCAAAGTCAACAACAGGGACAGTAGTTGATCGACAATTAAAGTGTTGAGGTGGTGTCGGGCCTTTGTTGTAATCAAATATCTGACCATCTAACCTCTGACATATCGGACTTGTCCTAGAGTCTAGCGTTGCAACATATTCATATTTAGGTGCAACCTTTTTATTTGCTGCATATACAGCCTGTGATGCCTGATTTGTAACTTGATTAACAGATGTTCTGACAATAGTTGAGATTTGATTATTAGCTACCTTAGTAAGTTCGCCTCCAGCTAAAGCCAACTGTTTGACAGATAGAGGCCCAAAGTCTGCAAACTCAAGCCTACCAACAAGTCTCCTAGTAATCTGATCTAGTGACTCACCAGCAAACACTCCTGATCTAACAGCTAAATCTAACCTTTCTGCTGAAGATTCTGCTAGACCTCTAAATGCTTTGCTTACTGTTGTGCCATTTGGCAGCCTGATTGCGGCCCCTTGCGTTGCTGTAAGACTAAATTTACCAGAACCAAAGTTGACAAAATTATCTTCTGTAAAAGCTTTACTTGTAAAAATATTTACTTTTGATGGGTCAGTCATAATAACCGACTCTGCATATTTTGGACTTATTGCAACGCTGTTGATAGGTACATCACCAGATGCTGTAACTTTTTTCAGTTCGTTTTCAATAAAATCTTTTTGTAATATCGTTACTCCTTGAAGTTCTTTTTTGAAATCAATGGCAGATTTAGTTGACCATGTTGCAAGGCTATCTTTTGATTGTTTAATTATTGCTCTAAGTCTTTTCCTTGTTTGGGGTGCTATTACAACACCAGCATTTGCGGCTTGCTGTCTAAGGTCTATCTGTTTAAGTTGTTTGGCTGCATTTACTATTATTTCGTTATAAGTGACAGCATATTTCTTTGCAACAGAATTACTGTACCTATTTAAATCAATAGTTTCCCTAAAAAATACCTCTGGAGTATCCATTTATCATTCTTCCTCTTGCTCCTCTGGCTCTGGGTCAGGTTCCTCTGGTGGCTCAACTTCTGTAAGACCTCCCTGCTGTGTACTTTCTATTTCCTCTTCAATGTCAAAATCATCTGGTAAAACTTCTCCTGTAGATAATTGCTTAAGCAATGTTTCCTGACTAATAGTTCCAGCAGTAAACAATGTGAGCAATGATGTTATCTCCTGTGGTTCTAGTCTTGCACTTACAAAATCTCTATTAACAAAACTACTGCCAGCATTGGGTTCATTAAGATACTCACTATGAAACTTGAGGCAGTTATCAATCAAGTCTTGCATCTGCTGTGCAATCACCATCATTGTGCTGTCATTCTGTGATCTATCTATCCTCTTGGCCTCTGCTGTTTCTCCTACAAGTTTCTGTCCTAATACTGCGGCTAGTGACAATGTATTGATCTGCTCTGCAATATCTTTCAGTCTTGTGAACTGGCTGTCATAGCTGTCTCCTGATGGGCTGATATATTCCATGCGTGACTCAGGTGGCAGTGATAGTGCCTCATTAGGGCCTGTTGTTATCTCATCTGCATTTGGATAGCCAAACACTGCAAGCATAGGAACAGAACTGATATGCAAGATATTATCCAAGTCAGACTGTATCTGATAATGCTTGAGGTTTAGTTCTGCTATGTCATACAAGGGACTGCGGCTTTCGTAGTAACCAACTCTGTTTGAGTAAGCAATCGCAAAAGGAATCTTGTCTTTAAGGCTCATTTCACCTTCATCAAATAATTTATATTCACCCTTCTTTTCATCTTTCCTGTGAATCTCATATCTGCCCCTTTCCAATACCCTAATCTGTTTAATAATCTTGTCACCATACTTTCCATCTGGTTCAACAACCTGTTCCAATAGACGCAACTGTGTGAGTTGCCTTACACCATCTATGATCTCACTCCTAAATCCTAAAATATCTTTTGGTGTATATGTCACCCAATAGGGTCTGGTCTTGTCCCCTTCCTTTGGTGCATCAACTAATACTCCAACATGACCAAAGCTAATTGCTAATCTTGCTGTGTTGTATAGCCAAACATTCAGATCATTACCCTCAAGGTCTACATCAAACAACTGTTCTCTTACTAAGTCAGAAACATCATCAAGTCTTACTGGCTTTCTAACCAACATACCTGAGAGCATCTTTTCAATTCGCTGCAAATATGGCACTACTGTTGATCTCGATAATCGAACGTCATATGAATCATCTGTCTCCCTGCTTTCTTGCGGAAGATATTTTCTATGTTCACTCCTGATCTTGTATGTTCCTTCCTTCAAATCTGTTATCAAATCCCAGAATTGACTCATTCTCTGGTAGGCCGCATTTGGACTTGCAACTGTGGTAGCAGCTTGTGTTATGGGCTGATTGTAAATATTTAGTGAGCTATACACAGTTTTGCCTCAATACTATCATGTTCTTAATATATTCTAATCCCTGTTCGC